GCCTGGCGAATGCGCTCCACCCGCTGGGACAGGAAGAACAGCATCGCGCCGTTGTCGTTCTCGCCACCGGCGTCACCGCCGTCGAAAACGTTGCGGATCGGATCGATGGCGATGATGTCGGGAGGCTCGCCGCCGAAGGCCTGCCCGATCGCCGGGATCACTTGCGCCAGTCCCGCGTCATCGAGCACCAGTCGCAACTGCGGTGTGGCGACGAAGTTGGCGCGGGCATCCGAAAGCCGGTGTGATGGCAGGCGCACATCCTTCACGCGCTCGCGCAGGTAGTGGTACTGGACCTCGGCCTGCAGGTAGAACACGCGCAGCGGACGGGGTGGCTGCATGCCGAGGAATACAGCGCCTGCAGCCATGTGCGCCAGCCAAGACAGCAGGAAGTCGCTCTTGCCGACTTTCGGTGCGCCACCGAACACCAACATGCCAGCCGGTGTCAGCACGCGCGGAGCGATCAGATCCGGCGGCAGCGGCGAGTTGTCATCGAGCAGTTCGCCGAGCGTGAAGGTGGGCAGAGAGGGAGCCGCTGCCTTTACGATCCGTCGGTCACCCTGGGCAATGAATGCCGCGCAGTCAAAGCCCTCGTCGACAGCGTCTGCTGCATCCCACTTGGCCGGCTTGTCAGTCGGCGGCACCAAAATGGCCACGGATGCGCTGCCCGCCATCACGCAAGCGCGTGCTGCGCTCTCGGCGTAGTCCCAGCCAGGGGCATCCCGGTCCGGCCAGATGACCACGGATTTCCCGGCTAATGGACGCCAGTCGGTCTTGTCGACTGGTGCCTTGGCGCCGTTCATCGCGGTGGTGGCCGCAATGCCGCAGGCAATCAACGCAGCCGCACATTTCTCGCCTTCGACCAGGACGACCTCTCGCGCTTTCCCGATGGCCGGCTGGTTGTAGAGTGGCCTGGGGTCGGGGGCGCGCCACATGCGGGCTCGCACATCCCATGGACGGTACTCTTTGCCTGTCGGCGGGTCATACCGGTAGACGCAGGCGATCAGCTCGCCATCGGGAGTCAGGTAATCCCATTTGCCGGTGTAGGCGCCGAGGTCATCCATCGGCACGCTGCGAACATCACGGCGCATCGGCGTGCCAACCGGGGTAGCAATGCCGAGCCACTGCCGGATCTCAGCGGCGATACGTGGGAAGTCGCTGCGGGCGGATCGACCTTGCGAGCGCGCCCACAGATCGATGATGTCGCCGCCCTCATCGGTGGAGAAGTCTTTCCACAGGCCGCGCCGTGGTCCGTCCAGCTCAACCACCAGACTCTTGCCCGGGTTGCCATCGACATCACCGACGTAGAACTTGCCACCCCGGATGCGCCCCTGCGGAAACAGGTTGTGGAGGACCGCCTCGAGTCGATCCAGCAAGCCAGCGCGCAAGGCATCGGTGTCAGAGGTCAGTTCGTCGCGCTGCTCAGGCGCGTCATTGAAGTCGAGCCAGATGATGTTGTCGGCCATCATGTCGAACTCCAACAGCGGTCCTGCCAGGGGCAGAACTTGCACTCGACATGCGTTGGGGTGGTTGCATGGCGCGGCAGCAGTTCCTGGCTGTCCGTTGCCGTGATGATCCGAACCGCGCGATCGGACATGCGCTGTGCCAGGCCGCCGTCGAACGGCACCAACTCGAACCAGATCTCCTCGGAGTCCTTGTTGATCGCAGTGAACAACGCTGGGTTCGCGGAAATGCCCGGGATGCTGGCTTCCATGTAGGCCTGATAGATGGCCATCTGCGCGGCATAGACCGGTTTGGATTTGCTGACGCCGTGCTTGACCGTATCCCGCCAGGACTTGTCGTTCATGGTCTTGCACTCCCACAGCGCCGGATAGCTCATTCCTAGCTCTGCGGGGCCGCCGTTCAGGACGCCATCGACGTGCCCTTGAATACGGCCGCCTGCAACGGAAAAGCCGAACTGACCGCCGCTGGCCTTTCGCGTGTACAGATCGAATCCGGCCATGCGCAGCCAGCGGATGGCCAACTCTTCGAGTACGTGGCCTACCTCGAAGACGCGCAGAACGCGACCCGGTATGTCCCGGCCAGGATCGACCGATGTTTGCAGATACTCGTATTGCAGCGCCCGCTCGCAGGCAACGCCCAACCGAGACGCACCGAGATAGTTGCGACGGGGTTGGTTGTCGCGTTCGGCGCTAAGTGCGGCGTCGATGAGCGCGCCGATCTGCTCATGGATCTTGGGGCGGTGATTGAAGTCCAGCATCAGAACGGCACCCCCGTCGAAGCAGGCTTACCCTGGCGGGCGAGTCGCTCCTCAAGAAAAGCGCGGTCCTTCTCCGCCATCCGCTCGTGCTCGACGAGCATGTGTTCCTGATAGGCGGTCACCACCACGTCGATCAGCATCAGCACTTCGTCTTTGCTGTAGTCCGCCAGCGGGCGCTGCATGCCGATGGCGCCGACATACTCTCCAAGCGGGGCCAGGCAGGACGCCATGGCGGCCAGTTCCATATCACTCGGGTCGATCATGTGACCTCCCGTCTTTTCCATGAGTCGCGAAAATGCGTTCTGGCAGCGCATGGAGCAGAACACCCAGCGGTCCGAGTAACGTCGTGGATCGCTGCGCGGCAGGCGTGGATTGAAGTAGCCGAAGCCCTTGGCCTTGCGGGAGCAGACTGCACATTTCACGCGGCCTCCCGGTGGGCATCGTTGGCAGCCACCACAAGGCGCTGAATCGACGACTTGTTGAACTGGAAGGACAGCAGCGCCGAGGCCTGATAGCGCGTCATGCCGAAGTCGGCGCGCAACGCCTGCGGCAGATACTGCAGTTGCTTCGCGGTCGGCGGTTCGTTCAGCCAACGTCGGGTCTTGTGCGCGGAGTCCGCCGACTCGCGGTCATTCAGCCAGTCATCGGCCTTCGCCATGCAGACGGTGCGATCGCCAACGGCCAACAAGCGCGGCTGCAGATCCTTACCTCCGCCCACGGCGTGCCAGCGCCCATTCAGGAAGAACACGCCACCCCAGGCGTTGAAGCCGGTGGCCATCAGTGCGTCGTCGCAACCGAACAGGTCGCACCAGCGGAAGTTGGAGCGCTTGAGCAGGTCGATCTCGGTCATCACGAAATCGGCCAGCGCATCACATTCCTCTGTGGTCTCGTTCTCCCAGACGAATCCGCACAGCGGGCATTCGCGGCAGCCGAGCGGGACGGTGGCTTCACAGGACGGGCAGTCCTTGGTGGGCGCTTCGCCGTGGTGCTGGTTTCCGTCGAGATTGACGTCCTGTTCCAGAGATCCGTGCATCAAGGTCGCGGTGCCGAAGTCCAGGACTACGCAATCGGTCTTGATGAGGCCAGGATGTTCCGTTGGGTCGATCGTTCGCAGGCCACGCCCGATCATCTGGGTCAGCGTGGACTTGTGCGAGCTGGGTCGCAGCAGCACCACGCAGGAGGTGGGGGTGAAGTCGTACCCTTCAGTCAGCACAGCCACATTGACCACGACCTGCGCGGTACCGGATTCGTACTCGGCCAGTCGTGCCTTTCGCTCTGCGTCTGACAGCTCGCCATGCACGATCACGGCAGACACCCCGGCATCCTGAAAGGCCTGGCGCACACATTCGGCATGGGCGACGGTCGAGCAGAACACGATCGTCTTGCGGTCGCCGGCCTTCTCGCGCCAATGACGGATCACGGCATCGGTGATGGGTGTCTTGTTGAGAATCGCTTCGACTTCCGTCATGTCGAAGTCGGTGGCCGTGCGACGAACCCGCGTCAACTGCTCCTGGGCGCCGACGTCGATGACAAAGGTGCGGGGCGGCACGAGGTGACCGGACGCAATCAGCTCGCCCAGCGTGATTTGGTCCGCGACGTTACTGAAAACCTCCCGCAGTCCCTTGCCGTCACTGCGGGCTGGTGTCGCCGTCACCCCGAAGATCTGTGCAAGCGGGTTTTTGTCCAACACCCGGTCGATCACACGGCGGTAAGACGCCGATGCCGCATGGTGTGCCTCATCGATCACCAGCAGATCGAGCACTGGTATCGTTGCGAGATGGTTGTCACGCGACAGCGTTTGCACCATCGCGAACGTGGCGCGCCCTGACCAGGATTTGTCCTTGGCATCGAACACGGAGGTGCTGACGCCCGGATTCACCCGTGCGAATTTGGTCAGGTTCTGGCCAGTCAGTTCGTCGCGGTGGGCGAGGATGCAGGCTTTGGCATCTGGCTCGGCCAACAGGCTGCCGGCCACCGCCGACAGCATGATGGTCTTGCCCGACCCGGTGGGGCCAACAGACAGCGTGTTGCCGTGTTGGGCGAGAGCCGCCAGGGAGCGCTCTACCAACAGGGCTTGGCGGGGGCGAAGCATCATGGCGGCGTCCCCCTTACTGTGCCCAGCTCGGGCGACCCGGCACGGAGGCACGTCCCGTAGTCTGGGCATACGCGTTCGACCCGTTGGCGGCCCCTGACACCGCAGGCTTTGCGGCCCCGCCCATGAGGGCGGCGTAGTCCTTGTGGTCGGGCGTGATCGCGGCCTTGATCACGCTCTTGTCTTGGCCGTTCTGGTCTTTGTCCCAGTCGACCTTGCCGAGAAACTCGATGCCATCGAGATCGGCAAAC